AAGAGATGGCCGACCGCATCTGCGCACAGATCGCCCAGGACGACACCAGCCTGCGCCAGATCTGCAAGGCAGCCGGAATGCCGCACCGCAGCACGGTCCTGCGCTGGCTGGACGAAAAACCCGGATTCGCGGCCAAGTACGCGCGCGCACGCGCGGGGCAGGCTGACGCGATCTTCGACGACATGGCCGAGATCGAGCAGAAGACGCTCGACGGCAAGGTCAACCCGGTGGCGGCGCGCGCGGTGCTGGGCTCGAAGCAGTGGCGCGCGTCCAAGCTGGCCCCGAAGAAGTACGGCGAGAAGATCCAGGTGGGCGGGGCCGAGGACCTGCCGCCCGTGCAATCCAAGCATTCGCTGAGCGACGACGCGCTGGCGGCCATCGCGGCAAAGGCGCTGCAGAAGCAATGAGCCCGGAAGAGGCCGCGGCGGAGCTGCTGCGCAGGCGCTTCGCCCGCAACAGCCTGGTGGAGTTCGCCCAGGCGATCGACGTGCCAGGCAAGCCGGTGTCGGAGGACCCGGACGAGTGGCTGTTCGAGCCGGTGGAGACGGTGGTGGCCGCGCACCACGTGCTGCTGATGGACACCCTGGACAAGGTGCACACCCGCGAGATCCGCAACCTGATGGTGTTCATGCCGCCGGGTTCCGCGAAGTCCACCTATGCCAGCGTCGTCTTCCCGACCTATTCGATGGGCAAGCGGCCGGGCGCCAAGTTCATCCTGGCCAGCTACGCCTCCGGCATCGCCTGGAAGCAGAGCCGGCGCACGCGCCAGATTGCCAGGTCGGAGAAGTTCCGGCCCATCTTCGGCTGCGGCCTGACCGCCGGCAACCAGTCGGTGGAAGAGTGGTCGATGGACAACGGGAGCGAGTACATGGCCAGCGGCCTGCTGTCGGGGGTGACCGGCAACCGGGCCACGGACATCATCGTCGACGACCCGGTTGCCGGCCGCGAGGAGGCCGAAAGCCCGGTGATCCGGAAGAAGACGTGGGAGGCCTACGAGGATGACCTGCTCACGCGCCTCATGCCGGGCGGCGCGCAGATCATCATCCAGACCCGCTGGCACGAGGACGACCTGTCCGGGCGCATCCTGCCGGAGAACTGGAACGGCGAGAGCGGCACGATGCAGGGCCGCGACGGGTTGGAGTGGCACGTGCTGTGCCTGCCGGCGATTGCCGACCGCGAGGACGACCCGCTGGGCCGCAAGATCGGTGACCCGCTGTGGCCGGAGTGGTTCAAGGAAGGGCACTTTGAACGCTTCCGCGGACGGCCGCGCACCTGGTCGGCGCTGTTCCAGCAGAAGCCCAGGCCGACAGAGGGTGCCGAGTTCCAGCTGTCCTGGATCCGGAAGTACCTGACCGCGCCGAAGCGCACGAACCGGATCATCCTGGTCGACCCGAGCTCCGGGAAGCGGAAGAAGGACGGTTCGGTCGACGCGAGCAAGGACTACACGTCCATGTGGGTGCTGGCGCTGGGTGCCGACCGCAATGCCTACCTAGTCGACGGCATCCGGGACCGCCTGAACCTGTCGCAGCGCGTCTCGGCGCTGATGGACCTGCACCGCAAGCACAGCCCGCTGCAGGTGCGCTACGAGGAATACGGGCTGCAGGCCGACATTGAGGCCGTTGAGATGGCCCAGGAGCGGGAGCAGTACCGCTTCAAGATCACAAAAGTCGGCGGCAGCACTCCGAAGGAAGACCGCATCCGCCGGCTCGTGCCCTGGTTCGAAGAGGGCCGGATCTACCTGCCGCACACGCTGCCCTACACGGACGTGACCGGCACGCAGCACGACCTGGTGAAAGAGTTCCTGGACCAGGAGTACGCCGCGTTCCCGGTGGCCAGGCACGACGACATGTTCGATTCCCTGGCCCGCCTGGCCGAGCCCACGCTGAAGCTGCCGTTCCCCAAGGCCATGCAGGACGAGGGCCAGCTCACCGAGTTCGAACCCCTAGACAACGAGGTCGGCTACTAGCCGCCTCCCCAACACCAGAACCCGCCACCCGGCGGGTTTCGCACTTCTGGAGCACCATCCATGCAAGAAGTCTTCGAGGTCGCCAACCGGCGCAAGAACCTGACCGCCACCGGCACCATCCAGAACGCCACATCGTTCCTGGGCGTGTTCGTGTCGCAGGCGAGCGCCGTGCCCACCATCAAGGTGGCCGATGCCGGCGGCAACATCATCAACACCCTCACGCCCACGGCAGGGCAGTTCTACAAGTGCCCGTGCCGGGTGAAGGGTGACCTCACGGTGACCATCAGCGGCACGGTCGACGCCACCGTCCTCTACAACTGACATGCACCAGCCCGGCCAGATGCCCCCGGCACAGGAAGGGGCGGGCGAAGCCATGCCCGAAACCGAGGAGCGCAAGGCGGAGCGCATGGTGATCGTCGAGGCCTTCGCCGAGCAGATCAAGGACAAGCGCAAGGCTGCCATCGAGGGGCGCCGGCAGTCCGGGATCGAGGACATCTGGGCCGAGGACGAGGAGCACTACGAGGGCGTCGACGACGCCAACCGCGGCTCCACCAAGATGGTGAAGGGCAAGTCCATGACGGACGCCCCGCGCCAGGCAAAGGAGACCAGCGCCACGCGCTCCACGGTGTTCCTGAACATCACGCGCCCCTACGTGGATGCGGCCGCGGCCCGGGTGTCGGACATGCTGCTGCCCACCGATGACCGGAACTTCGCGCTACGGCACACGCCCGTGCCGGAGCTCACGGCCATGCTGGAGGACAAGACGCCGGTCCAGGCCGCAGACGCTGGCCTGCCGCAGCCGGCGGCACCGGCCGGAGCGCAGCCGCCTCAGGGCATGCTGTCGGGCCTGCGCACGCGCATCGCCGGCATGTTCGGTTCCGTCCAGGGGGTGCCGCCCGCGACCCCGCCGCAGCAGCCGGTCACGGTGGCGGACCAGGCGGCCGCGGTGATCGACAAGGCCAAGAAGGCCGCCGAGCGCGCGCAGCAGGAGATCGACGACTGGCTGACCGAAGCCCGGTACCACGCCGAGGTGCGTCAGGTGATCGAGGGCGCGGCCAAGGTCGGCACCGGCATCCTGAAGGGCCCGATCCCGCAGAAGACCCGCAAGCGCGCCGCGCGCCAGCTGCAGGACGGCTCCTGGACGGTAGAGGTCCTGCGCCAGGTGAAGCCGCAGTCGCGGTTCGTGTCGCACTGGAACTTCTACCCGGACCCGAACTGCGGCGACAACATCCACAACGGCGCGTTCACTTTCGAGTGCGACGACATCACGGCCAAGGGCCTACGGGACCTGAAGGGCACGCCGGGCTACATCCCGGAGATGATTGACCTGGTCCTGGAGGAGGGCCCCTGCAGCGCCGTCGACGGCACGCGCAAGCTTAAGGAAGGCGAGAAGGTCACCGACAAGGATCTGTTCCAGATCTGGTACTTCCACGGCGAGGTGTCCAGCAAGGACATGGAGGCGGCGGGCTGCAAGTGCGGGAGCCGCGAGGTCTACCCGTGCCTGGTCACGATGGTCAACGACCGCGTGATCAAGGTGACGCTGTCTCCCCTGGACTCGGGCGAGTTCCCGTACGACGTGATGGTCTGGCAAGCCCGCAAGGACCACTGGGCTGGCACGGGTGTCGCGCGCCAGATGCGCACCTGCCAGAAGGGCGCCGTGGCCGGTGTGCGCAACCTGATGGACAACGCGGGCCTGTCGGCCGGCCCGCAGATCATCATCGACCGAAACAAGCTGGTGCCAGCCAACGGGCGCTGGGAGCTGTCCCCGCGCAAGGTCTGGTACACGAAGACCGACGAGGAACTGGAGGACGTCCGGAAGGCGTTCTGGATCGTCAACATCGAGACCCGCCAGCAGGAGCTGCTGGCCATCATCCAGTTCTGGCTGGCGAAGGCCGAGGAGGTCACCGGCCTGCCCATGCTGCTGCAGGGGCAGATGGGCATGGCGGCGCAGACCGACAAGGTCGGCATCGCCAACATCATGAACAACAACGGGAGCACGGTCCTCAGGCGGATCGCCCGCAACTTCGACGACCGGATCACCGAGCCGCACATCGGTCGGTACTACGAGTTCCTGCTCATGTACGGCCCGGACGAGGCCAAGGGCGATTTCACCATCGACGCCCGCGGCTCCTCCGCCCTGGTGGAGCGTGAGCTGCAGGCGCAGCAGCTGGTGCAGATCGTCGGCCTGGCCCTGAACCCGGCTTACGCGCTGGACCCCGAGCAGGTGATGCGCGAGTTCCTGAAGTCCCTGCGCTTCGACCCCAAGGCACTGGAGCTCACCGACGAGAAGAAGAAGGAGTTGGCCAGTCGGAAGCCTCCGGAGGATCCGCGCGTCACGGCTGCCAAGATCATGGCTCAGGCCGCCAAGGAGCGGAACGACGACACGCTGGTCAGCAAGGCGCAGCTGGAGAAGATGCGCCAGGACGGCGCGGCCAACATCGCGGCCCAGGAGCGCAGCCTGAAGGAGGCGCTGGCCGGCATCGAGTACCGCTTGGGCATGGCCGAGATCAGCAGCGAGGAGCGGCAGAACCTCGAGGTGGTCAAAGCGCGGCTGGCCGACACCAGCATGAAGCTGATCACGCAGAAGGACCTGTTCGTCGGCGGCGCTGCGCTTTCGGAGCACCAGCGGCGCAACCCGGCGCCCCAGGTCGCGCAGCCCGGTGCCGAGCCGCCGCAGCGCGCGCCGGCCGGTGAGGCCTTCACGCAGTAGCCGCAATGAGCGATCCCATCACAGAGCAGCCGGAGTTCCGGCTGGATCGCGTCGACCTGACGTCGCAGACCTGGTCGAAGCTGAAGAAACACCTGCAGGCCACCCAGCACAAGCTGCGCGTCCGCCTGGAAGAACCCAATCTTGATCCGATGCAGACCGCCTTGCTCCGCGGCGAGCTGCGCCGGATCCGAAATCTGTTGGCTCTGGATTCTCCGGACCCGACGATGGTGGCGGACGAGGAACAAGGGCAGTAGCCCGCGTTTCGCCTTCGCTGTGTGAGCCCGCCTTGAGCGGGCTTTGTGCTTTTGGAGCCCAACTCAATGACCACGGAAACGGAGAGCGAGAAGACCGACAACCAGCAGGATCAAGCCGACGCCGAGGCAGCGTTCAACGCCGGCTTCGAAGGCAAGGAGATCCCGGCGGCCACCAAGCCGCAGGAGAAGACCGAGCCCGCGAAGAAGGACGAGACCGCCGCAACGGCTGCCGACGCCGCAGCTGCAGCTGCCACCGCTGCGGCCACCGCCGCCGCACAAGCGGCGGCCTCGGCCAAGGCTGCAAGCACCGAGCAGCAGACCCAGGCCACCGCAGCGCCTGCCGCCGCCAGCACCCAGGAAGCCGCGCCCACCCCGGCGCCGAGTCCGAAGGCTGACGACTCGGCAGAACTGCGCGCCGAGCTGCGCAAGGTGTACGGCCGAATCGGGCAACTGACCGACGAGCTCAAGCAGATCAAGACCGCGAGGGAGGCCGAGGGGAGACCCGCCGCCGCCACGCAGATCGAACTGGCTCGCTTGAAGGCGGAATACCCGGATCTGGCCGACGTGCTCACCGAGGACCTCGCGAAGGCCATCGGCGGGCTGGCGGCGA